GAATAAAACCCACTAAAATTAGACCAGAGTCATTAGTTGAATATATTCCGGGAATCAGAACAAGTAATGATGGTTTAACTGGAACATCGGTCAATACAACAGTTATAGGACAAAATTTAGATGCAGGTGCAGCTGGAGCTGGAAATTATTATGTTCCTGTGAATTTTAAACATCCAAGGAGATATGGATAATGGCTGAATATGCACAAATTTCAGGTAATATCATTTCTAGATTTTTATCAATAAGTGATCAAACTTATCAGATGTGGGTTTCTACAAACAATCCAAAGGCATCTGTGTATAGACCTGTAGAAAATGATGTTTATCCAGAAATAAATGAAAATCAAGCAATAGATATAGATTACCTCATTCAACCGGATAAAGTTATAAGACTTTATATTATCAGAAACAAAACCGCAGATGAACTCCGTAAAGTGTGGACTGCGTATGAATTTTTATTGAGATTTACACAGGAAGAAAGAGCAATATTAAGAGCCGCTTCTGCAAATGATGTATTGGTTGCAGATTTCAGTCAACTTCTTGGTGCTGCACAGGAGGTAATCTCCGATGATCCTGTTACAATACAGGCTATGGACTACTTGGTTTACGCCGAATATATAACTAATGAGAGACGATCGGAAATAATGGATCTTCCAACAACTTAATTATTTTTTGAGGTGAGATATGAATTATTTGAAATTGTTTGATGATGTAGTGGACCCCACATACGGGACAAAAGGATCAGCTTGCTTTGATATAAGAGCATATCTGAAACGAGACAGATCAGCATCTGTCTTTTCTTCCATGGGAGAAGAGGAAAGACAGGTTTATGGTGAAGAAATTACTCTTGATCCGTGGGACCGTTGTCTGATTCCAACGGGTCTTGTATTCGAGATCCCGAAAAATTACTCCATGAGAGTTTATTCTAGATCAGGAAATGCGATCAAGAAAGGCTTGTGTTTAGCGAATTCGGTTGGTATAATAGATTCCGATTACAATCTTGAATTGATGATCGGGGTAATAAACGCAACCAACAGTTGGATCACCATAAAGAACGGTGATCGAATTGCTCAATGCGAATTGGTTCCGGCTCCTCAAGTTCAACTTGTAAAGACCAGAGAATTGGTGAATCAGCATGTGACAGACCGCAAAGGCGGTTTTGGCTCTACAGGAGTATAATATGAATAGAGATGAACTTTTGAGGCATCACACCGAACTGTGTGAGAAGGCTAAAGCTATCATGGTAAACAAGAACCATGACTATACCGGAAATCAAGGGAACAGTCCTTTTGCAAACTTTGAAAGATGCGAGGCTATGGGACTATGCTCAACTGAGGTCGGACTTTTGGTTCGTGTAACCGATAAGGTATCTCGTCTCAGCACCTTTGCAAATTGTGGGAAACTAAAGGTGGAGAACGAAAGCTATGAAGATGCAATTCTTGACATCATCAATTATTGCATTCTGCTTTCCGGAATAGTGAAGACAAAAGAAAAGCGTAAGAGCCAGTTGAATCAGTCCTGAGTTGTGATATAATGGATGCATGAATTTCTATACGCATGTAGCAACCCGCGGATCAAAGATCCTCTTTCGTGGCATTGAGAACGGCAGGAGAGTGAGCAGGATGGAACCTTTCCTTCCTGCTCTTTTCCTTCCATCAGACAAACCTACGGACTATCGCACCATCCATGGTGCATATGTCAAAGAGATCCACCCCGGGAACTTACAGGAAACCAGAGAGTTCATTCAGAGCTACGAAGGAGTCTCAAATTTCGAGATCTTCGGGGATATCGACCCGACATATCAATACATCGCCAAGAATTACAAGGGCGAAATTGATTTTGATCCAACGCTTATTCGTGTTGGATTCATTGATATTGAAACCAAATGTGAACATGGGTTCCCAAATGTCGAACTTGCGAATGAGGAAATCATTGCGATCACCGTAAGAATCGGTGATGAGACTTATGTTTTCGGGGTCGGGAATTTCCACATCTTCCAAGAAAATCATGAATCTGTTAAATTCCAGAATGAAAAGGACATGCTTGAGCATTTCCTTCAGTTCTGGAAAGAAATTGATCTTGATGTCATCACTGGATGGAATGTCAACTTTTTCGACATCCCTTATCTGGTGAACAGGTACACCGTCGTGTTCGGTGAGGAAACCGCTCGCGAACTTTCCCCATGGAAGAGCATCCGTGACCGTAAAGTCGAAGTCATGGGCAAGATGAACACAGTGTATGACCTTGTTGGTCGTGTGATTCTTGATTATTTCGATCTGTATCGCAAATTCACTTTCGTTACTCGCGAATCTTACAAGTTGGATCACATCGCTGAAGTCGAGCTTGGAGAAAAGAAAGTCTCATACGCAGAGTATGATACCATTCAAGATTTCTACACCAAGAACTTCCAGAAGTTCATGGAATATAACGCAAAGGATGTTCATCTAGTCGTGAGGCTCGAAGAAAAGCTCAAGCTGATCGAGCTTGCCATGACGATGGCGTATCTTGCCAAGACGAACATGAACGATGTATTCTCACAGGTAAGGCTGTGGGATGTCTTGACTTATAATGCTCTTCTAGAAAAGAACATAGTGATCCCCCAGAAGAAAGAGGGGGAGAAGAGTGCTCAGTTCACCGGGGCGTATGTGAAAGAGCCCCAAGTAGGCAAGCACAAATGGGTGGTGTCGTTCGACATCAATTCCCTATATCCAAGCAATATCATTCTCCTTAATCTTGGACCGGATACAATTACTGATGAGGGTGTCCGTGGTTCAATCAATCCAGATTTGCTGTTGGCAGGGACGGATATCAAGGATCTCAAGGAACGAAAGTCTAGATTGGTCTGCACTGCTGCAAACGGTACGACTTATCGTAAAGACATAGAGGGATTTCTTCCTCAGTTGATGAAAAAGTTGTACAACGAGAGAAAAATCTACAAGCAGAGAATGCTTGAAGCCTCTGCAAAACTCAAGACCTGTACCGATGAGCAGGAGAAGAAGAGGCTTCGCACAGAGGTCTCTATCGCCAAGACGAAGCAACAGGCATTCAAGGTGACTTTGAATTCCTGCTTCGGTGCTCTTGGAAATGAGTATTTCAGACACTATGACCTGCGTCTGGCAGAGGCTATCACGCTCACCGGACAGTTTGTCATTCGGTGGATCGAGAAGGCACTGAATGAATTCCTCAATAAAACCCTCAAGACAGAGGGCATGGACTATGTACTCGCAAGCGATACAGACTCTGTGTACATTTGCCTTGATGAATTGGTGAAGAGGTCATTCCAGAAAGAACCCTCGAATAAAGAAGTTCTTGTGTTCTTGGATAAGGCGTGCAATAAGATCATTCAGCCATTCATTGACAAGAAGTTTGAGGAATTGACCGATACTCTAGGTGGGGTAGAAGATGTCCTTCAGATGAAGAGGGAATGCATCGCAGATACGGGTATCTGGACCGCCAAGAAGCGTTACATGCTGAATGTGGTCATGGGTGAGGATGGGGTCGTCCTAGAGACTCCAGAACAAAAGATCATGGGTATCGAGACTACCCGGTCTTCCACACCGAAGGTCGTCCGTGAGGCTCTTAAAGAGGCTATACGCATCATCATGAACGGAGATGAGAAGACCCTTCAGAGATTTGTTTCTGACTTCCGGGAGAAGTTCAATAAACTTCCGGTCGAGGATATTTCATTCCCTCGCAGTTGCAACGGAATGCAAAAATATACAGATGTCGCCAAGATTTATGCCAAGGGAACACCGATCGCGGTCAAGGGATCTTTGCTCTATAATGAACAGATCAAGAAAGACAAGAAGCTCGGCAGAAAATACCCGTTGATTCGTGAGGGAGAAAAAATCAAGTTTGTCTATCTCAAGACACCGAATCCTATCGGCAATCATGTGTTCTCATTCCCTGTTAGCCTGCCCCCGGAACTTGATTTACACAGATTTGTAGATCGTAAGGCACAATTTGAAAAAAGCTTTTTGGAGCCCCTAAATACTATTGTGAATTGTATCGGCTGGTCTGCTGAGAAGAAGGCTAGCCTTGAAAGTTTCTTTGCATAATGGAGTCATCATGGATTTTCTCAAACAAATTATTAAAAATTCGGGCAATGAAGATGCGGCTATCGTTGAAGCAGGTCTTGACGCAGATGTCGCCGGGTTTCTGAATACCGGTTCATTTGCATTCAATGCACTTGTTTCCGGTTCTCTTTACGGGGGCATTCCCGGCAACAAAATCACTGCATTAGCGGGGGAATCGAGTACAGGAAAGACTTGGTTCGCTCTCAGTCTGGTTGAGCAGTTTTTAAAAGACAATCCAAAGGGTGCTGTGATCTATTTCGACACAGAGCAAGCAGTCACTACCGAAATGTTCGAAAGTCGCAAGATCGACGGTAATCGAGTTGCCGTGTTCCCGGTTTCAACCATCGAAAAGTTCAAGCATCAATCCCTGAAGATTGTGGAACAGGTACTTGAACAAAAGGAAGAGGACCGCATTCCGATGATGTTTGTTCTCGATTCTCTAGGAATGTTGTCAACGGAGAAGGAGGTGACGGATGCAGGAGAGGGTAAGAATGTCAGGGACATGACCAGAGCCCAAGGCATTCGTTCGACATTTCGTGTCCTTTCCGTCAAGTTGGGAAAGGCAGGCATACCGCTTGTGGTTACGAACCACACCTACAGTGTCGTGGGTGCATATGTGCCCACCCGCGACATGTCCGGAGGAGAAGGGCTCAAATACTCCGCTTCCACTATTATTTACCTTTCCAAGAAAAAAGACAAGGACACAACGGGGGAAGTAGTCGGAAACATCATTCACTGCAAAACCTACAAGAGCCGTTTCACCAAGGAAAATCGAGAAGTTGATGTTCAATTGAACTTTGAGACTGGACTGAATCCTTTCTATGGTCTTGTGGATATCGCACTAAAGCATGGTGTGTTCAAGAAGGTATCGACTCGTATAGAACTCCCTGATGGCACCACCGCGTTCGAGAAGAACATTAACGAGAATCCAGAAAAGTATTTTACCGCTGCTGTGATGGAAAAACTAGAAGAAGCTGTGGGTAAGGAGTTCAAATATGGCACAGAAAATTGATATCAGAAAAATTCAAACATTGTGGATAAGCATGGAAAAAAATAGCATAAATTCAAAATCCACAGAATCTCTTTTATCAGAAAATAAGTTTGAAAATATAAACTGGACAACAGGAATACGAATCACATCGGATGATGAAAAATGGTTAAATGAGATCAGATGGGGAGGTAAAAGATCACATTATTTTGGATGTGCTTTGGCCCATAAAAAAGCATTGGTTGATAATTTAAATCCAAATCCATTAATTGTTTTGGAAGATGATGTGGACATGGAACAAAATTGTAATTTTATTCTAGAAATTCCTGATAACGCAGATGCAGTTTGGTTGGGAATTTCTCACGCCGGAAGACCTGTTTACGAAAAATTAAATGATGAAATAAGTCAGCTTCATCACATGTTATCCACACATGCAATTTTATATCTCACTGAAAAATATAAAAAACATGTAATAGAACAAATTGATGATTGTCTTATGACAAAAGATATGCCGTTTGACATGGGGCTATATACTAACCAAACAAATTTTAATGTTTATGTGATGAATAAACCGATTTTTTATCAATCCGACAAGAAAAATAGTGCAAACAAATGGGAAAATTTAACAAGGGTTCCTTTATATGGATGAATTAACAATAATAGGTGCTCCTTTTTCGTTAAATCATGGCTCTTCTTGTTCAACGAGAAAACCTAAAAATTTTAGATGGTCAGGAAATCCAGATTCTCCAATTTATATTTTGGCAGACAGGGCAATTCCTATGTCTTTGCATTCTTCTGTAGAAGACAAAATTTTGTATGGTTGGATCGTAGAATCATTTCAAGTTGTGCCTGATGTTATACTGTTTATAAAAAATAACAAGGAAAAATTATTTGAAAAAATAAAAGGAATTTTTACCTGTAGTGACGAATTGACTCAAGAAGATTCTAGATTCATTAAAATAGCTCCAGGAAGCAATTTGCCTTGGGGTGATAGAGATGAATGCCAAATTTATAAGAAATCAAAAAATGTATCGATGTTATCGTCTTCTAAAAATTTTACAAAAGGCCACAGAATAAGATGGGGCATTGCTTCAAATTTAAAAGATAAAATTGATTTATATGGAGGCGTGGCAAATAGTAAAGTGATAGGAGTTGACAGGGGAACTCATCATAGACCAAAATTAGAAGCTTTACAAGAATACAGGTTTTCTATTACAATAGAAAACGATAATCATCCAGGATATTACACGGAAAAAATAACAGATTGTTTTGTTACAGGAACAATTCCCTTATATTGGGGAGATCCGAATATATCAAAAATATTTGATCCTAATGGGATAATAACAATAAATGATCCCACCAAAATTGATTGGATACTTGATCTTGAAGAAAAGGATTATATGGATAGAACGGATGCAATCAAGAAAAACTTTGAAATTGCCATGAACTTGAAAATGGCAGATGAAATGATTTACGAGTACATCAAATGAAATTTCTGACTCAATTAAATAGTGGTTGCATAGACATATGCAAGAACATGCTCAAGTCGGCAGAAAAAGTCGGACTAAATTTGGACGATTTTATCATTGCATGTCTGGACAAAAATGCGTATGAGAACATGAAATCATATAAAGGAGCATTTTTGCATGATGACATGGAATTGACAGAGTATCAAAATTGGACTTTTGATGCTCAAAGCAATTTCAGAAAAATTGTCAAAAATAAATGGAAATTGATATCTGAAATCTATTCACAACACAAGTCGCTCTGCTGGGTGGATACGGATATAGTATTTAAAGAAAATCCGATGCCGTACATCATCGATGATCATTGGATATTGTTCCAATGTGACCTTCCTGGATCTATGATTTGCTCGGGATTCATGGTGTTCAATTCTCATGAAAAATGCAAAGAATTGATAAATGAATGTTCACAAAATGTGGAAGAAGATGACCAGATATTGATAAACAATCTTTCTGCAAAATACAGAGAAAATATTTCCTTGTTGAATCAGGTGCGTTTTCCAAATGGACATGTTTACTACAAGGCGGGATACAAAGATAAAGCAGTGATTGTCCACAACAATCACATGGTGGGAATCGAAGAGAAGACAAACAGGTTTAAGCAAGAAGGGCTCTGGTTTGTATGATTCACACAAGAGATGATCTTAGACCCAATCCAATGTATCCGGTTTATCCCCCCTACCACAAGGGGGATTATCTAGAAGATTATTTCTATAATAAGTTTGCGAAAGAGACCCCCGCAGTTTCAAGAGAGTATATTGCTATAAGTTGGACAACCCTATATTGCCACAACGATAGGTCAAGAATCCAAAAATTTCTGGATGATCTTCCCAGAGACAAAAAATATTTTACCGTATCCCAGCACGACGATGCACCTTACGAGAGATTGCCACCAGATACCATATGCTTTTCTGCTGGGGGAAATGTAAAAGGAAACAATATCATCCCAATTCCTCTTGTATGCTCACCGATCGAAAGGGAATATCAGGAAGAAGAAAGACCCATTCTGGCTTCGTTTGTAGGCTCAATGACGCATCCGATTCGTGCCAAGATGTTCGAGGCATGCAGGAACGAGGAGGGCATCCTGATGCGAATAAAGGGCTGGACACCCAAAGTGGATGATGATGAATTTTCTTTTTTCTTTGATGTCACCACCCATAGCAAATTCTGTCTTTGTCCCAGAGGATATGGTCTAAACAGTTTTAGATTGTATGAAAGCATGCAACTTGGGGCTATTCCCGTGATCATCACAGATGATTTATATTTGCCATGGTCCGACGAACTGAATTGGTCTGACTTTTCCGTCCTGATTTCGGAAAATGATATTAAAAATATCGTTTCAATATTGAAAGAGCGAGAATCGGAAATGCCAATAATCAAAGACAAAATTCAACAAATTTACAAAAAGTATTTTACAATGAATGGGTTTTATGATAGAATAGTTGAAAGATTAAAATGATTCAATTACCCAAAACAATATATCAAACTTGGATGACTAAACATCTTCCGGTCTCCATAAAGAGCACGATTGATGATATGTTGAAAATCAACAAAAATTATGAATATCAATTATTTGATGATAAAGACATGTTGAAATACATGGAAGAGAATTGTGAAACAGATGTGTTTGATTGTTTCAACAAACTCACCATAGGAGCAGCCAAAGCTGATTTGTGGAGATATTCGATTCTTTATGAGCGAGGCGGAATCTACATCGATGTGGATTCTCTAATATTTGCAAATCTAGATAGTTTAATATTGAATGACGGTTGCTCTATAATAAGCAGAGAAAAAAATCAAGGAAAATTTGTTCAATGGTGCTTGATGTTTACCCCCAAGCATCCGATATTGAAAATTTGCTTGGATTATTGTGTTGAAAATATCAAACAAGATAAAATAAAATCAATTCTAGAATTGACCGGACCCGTTGTTTATACAAGAGCAATAAATGCGTTTTTTGGAACCGATATTTATTATGCGACAGACCAAAAGATAAATTCCATAAAAGAACAGACAAAAGTCAGATGTCATGGATATGATTATCAAGGTTACGCGCAGTTTCAACATCCAAATAAAAATGAATTGTATATGGATAAACCCCATTGGACAGTAGAAGAAAATAAACAATTTGGAGATAGAATATGAGTATAGCTGTAGATAAGATTTACATCTGTCATTATAAAAAATTGACGGAAAGAAAAGCTGCAGTATCTGAGCAATTGAACAGATTCAAAATGTCAAATTATTTTTTTGTTGAACATTTCGACAAAGACACATGGGATGTAAATGAAATCAATCAGAAATACCCAAAAATAAATCATCCAGAAACAAAAATGACCGAAGGGGAAAAATCTTTGGCACTGAAACATTCCTGGATTGTTCAGGACATGCATGAGAAAAAATATGCTTCTGCTCTTGTGCTTGAAGATGATGCTGTTTTATGTGATAACTTCCCACAATATTTTGATGCATATATGAACCAACTTCCAAACGATTGGGATATAGGTTGGGTAGGAAGCTGCTTCAACTTAAAAGAGCCGCAAATACCCGGGGTAAATGTTTATAGAACGAATAGAGGGTCTAGGTGTACTCATGCATTTTGCATAAGTCAACAATTTGCTGAAAAAACGGTAAAAGAAATGTCTAATGTAAATTTACCATCAGATCACTTTTATAACTACATTGTCAGGAAGTTTGATATCAACAATTATTGGTTTCAACCGCCTCTCGCGTTCCAGAGTTTGGAATTTTCTTCGTCACTAAATCAGGACCCAAATCATAAATGGGATCCAAAGGAAATGGGTTAAAATAAAGGAAAAAAATTATGTCTGAAACAAAAACTACATTATTTGAATCTGTGTACAAAAAATACAAAAGCGATTTATTTTTAGAAACAGGTTCATGGATGGGCGATGGAATACAAATGGCCCTTGATTGCAAAACAAAAAAAGTAATAAGCATAGAAATAATGCAACCATATTATACAAATTGTTCAGAACGATTTGAAGCTGAAATAAAAAATGGAAATGTCGAGCTACATTTAGGACACAGTGCCGATGTGTTACAAAAAATTCTACCATCTATAACCGACAAAATAACATTTTGGTTGGATGCCCATTTGGATTTGAGTCATATTCATCCCGATATCAACACGCATTCGCCTTTAATGCACGAACTTGATATTATTCAAAATTTTTCAACCCGTAATGACAATACGATTATGATCGATGATATTAGAATTTTTAAGGCTCGTACTGACTGGGCTATTAGAAATTTTTATGATGTAAAAGGAATAGAAAACAAACTGATGGAGATTAATCCCAACTACAAAATAGTGTATGAAGAAGGTTTTAGTGGAAAAACTGATGTATTGGTTGCATTTGTGGAGAATTGAATGAAAGTTTCATTTTGTGATTTTTGGGGTGATGTTGACCCTTATAATAACTTTTTTTCTGATTTATTAAAAAGCATGTATCCTGCTTGTGAGATTGTACCTTTCTCAAATGACAATACCGACATTTTAATCTATTCTTGTTTTGGGTCTGAGCACCACGCTGCCGACAGGAAAAAGGTCAAAAAAATATTCTATACTGGGGAAAACAAACGCCCAAATTACGAAGAATGTGATTATAGCCTAACCTTTGATTTTTCCGATTATGAAGGAAGAAACATCCGACTTCCATTGTGGATGCTTCAGATAGATTGGTTCGATAAAATTGGTTACGGGAATCCAAAATTTGTCATACCACAGGGTGAACTCAGAAATAGTAGATTTTCAGTTCGTCCTAAAACCAAGTTTTGTTCAATAGTATTCAGCAATCCAATCAGAAATAGAATAGAAATACTTCAAAAACTTTCAAAATATAAACCAATTGAATGTTTCGGAGCACCTTTCGGCAATCATTCAAATGGCGAAGATATAAAATATGATATCATATCAAATTATAAATTCAACATTTGTTTTGAAAATGGAACTCATCCTGGATATTACACAGAAAAATTGCTTCACGCAAAGGTTGCCGGTTGCCTTCCCCTATATTGGGCAGACGAGCACTGCAATCACGATTTCAACACCAAATCGTTTATAAACTTAAACGATTTCCCCAGCATGGATGCTTTTGTTGAAAAAATAATAGAACTGGACAATAATGATGAGGATTATGAGAAAATACGATCTGAATATTTGTTCGAAGGAAAAGAACCTTCTCTTGAACTTCTGAAAGAGCAATTGAGGAAAATATTATGAAAAACGCCATAGTTTGTTTGACAAGAGGATATTCCCATGTAAATAACTATTATATGCTTATTCAGAGGAATAACTTGATTTATCATCATCTGAATGAAAAAATGAATAAACATTACCAATCCATTATTTTTCATGAGGGTAATATCAGCAAAGAGCATCAAGATTTCATACTAGAACATAGCCAAGACAAGACGATTCAATTCGTTGATGTTAGCTCTATATGGACGGGTGGTTACGCAGGAATGTGTAAATTCAACATGTATGACATCTGGAATTATACGAAAGAATATGATTTTATATTAAGAGTTGATGAAGATTGCTTTATATCAAAGATTGAAATCGATCCATTTTCTTGTATAGATGACAAGGTGTTTTTGATTAGCGCGCCTTGCCGTGAAAGTCATGAGGCAACAAACGCCACTCTACCCCAGTTTATAGAATCAATAACAAATGTTCCGGCAAGCCTCTTTTATGATCACAAATTTCCATACACCAATGTCTGCATAAGTAGTGTTCAATTTTGGCGTGAACCACCTGTAAGTTCCATCCTGAAGCAAATAGCTTTCAGTGAATTGCAACATAAAAATAGGTGGGGAGATCTTCCCGTGCTGGGCTCTTTGTTGAACATATACGCAAAAGATAGAGTTGGAAATTTGAAACAGTTTGAATATTACCATGAATCTCACAAAGAAACAATAAACTGCAAATAAAAGCAAAATATATACAAATAAGATTGGAGCAAACAAAATGAATACAAGTGAATGCAATATTAAAAATGTTTTGGGTGATATAAAATCAGGCAAGCCTATAATTATAGTTGATAGTTATGACAGAGAAAACGAAGGTGATTTGATGCTTGCGGCTGAAATGGCCTCTGCGGAAACATTAGCTTTTATGGCAAAATGGGGACGCGGAATAATGTGCTTGCCTTGCATGGCTGACAGATTGGAACGATTATCTATTCCAATGATGCAAAGCAACAAATTAGATAAGTTTGTAACACCATTTGCAAATAGCATAGATGCTTCAGAAGGAATTTCCACTGGAGTAAGTGTGAACGATCGAATGGTGACTATTAAAAAATTTATAAGTGAACAGAGTGTTCCTGGCGATTTTGCACAGCCCGGACACCTTTTTCCTCTTCGTGCTAGACCAGGGCTTCTGAAGGAGCGTCAGGGTCATACAGAATCTAGTGTTGAATTATGTTTGATGGCTCAAGTCAAGCCGGTAGCAATCATAATAGAAGTAATGAACGATGACGGTTCTATGGCAAGATTGCCGCAACTAGAGGAATTGGCTAGGCGTTTTCAATTAAATATGATTTCCATCGATGAAATTATTGAGCATAAGTATGGAAAAAACATTTAATACGAGAGCATACAACACAATACAAATTTTACCTTTTGGTCTAGTCGAAAAAAGCAGTGCTTCCGATAGGCTATTAGATGAAATCGCGTATTACGACTCGATTCCTTCCAATGTAAAACATCTTTTTCCAAGAAAAAAAGATTCTTATGTTGCAAATCAAAAATATCATCTTGTAATTGAATATTATCCGTATAAAAATCTCGGAGAATATATGCTTTCAGATGAAAAATTTGATTGGATTTCTGTTTTTTCTAACATTAAAGAAGCCATTGGATTGATGTCCAATTATGTTCAAGAAAATAAAGATGCAGAAAGCCACGCAATTTCCATGTACATAACTAAAACAAAAAATGAATACGAAAACTTAAAAAAATCCTATTACGACCATGAGTTATTTTCTGGTGATAAATTAATAATCAATGATAAAGAATATGTTAATTTTGAAAAACTTTGGGATAAAATACAGGCACTTATAGAAAAAAATCTTCTGTTGTATAAAAGAACAATGATTCATGGAGACATGTGTTTTAGTAATATATTGTATCATCCAAAAATAGGTTCTAGATTTATAGACATGCGTGGTTCCTTTGGAACAAAAGGAATATATGGTGACAGCATGTATGATTGCGCAAAATTATTACATTCAGTTGAAGGTGGATATGAATTATTCATAAATGACAGTTTTGTAGTTGAAAAAAAGTCAACAGGAGTGTATAATATTGAATTGTTGGAAAATGAAAACAAACAAGATGCTTTTAATGCATACAAAAAAATATTTAGTGATAAAAACATTGATTTGATTCGTCTTGTTGAAGGATTGATATTCGTTGGAATGTGTGCTAGACATTATGATTGTAAAAAGCGTCAAATGATAATGTATTTGACTGGAATAAAAAATTTAAATGAGGCTATGAAAAATTTATGCTAAACATAATGATATTGATGGCTGGGAAAGGAAATCGTTTTACCGAAAAGGGATATTGTGTACCAAAACCCATGGTAATGGTAAACGGTAAAACAATATTGCAATGGACAACAGAATCATGCCCGTTTATAAAACATAATGTGAAAGAGCAAGACAAAACCATTAATTTATGCTTTGCTGTGTTAAAAGAACATCTAGAAGATGGTGTTGGAGAATTTTTAAAATCCATATACGGAGAAAATATAACAATAATACCATTTGATCAGGTGACAAGGGGAAATTTGGAAACTGCAAGAATAGCATGTGACAAAATAAAGTTTTCGAATAGCCCAATTTTATTTTTAGATTCTGACAATAAATACGATCATTCAGGAATGGATACTTTTTTTAGTTCGCTTCCATCCGACTTGAGCACCATGGCAATTTGTTGTTTTGACGACGAGAACAAAAAACTCCCAAATAAATGGTGTAATGCCAGAATAAAAAATAATCTAGCAATAGAATTGAGGGAAAAGGACGATAATTGGATAAATTATCCTGCTCTCATTGGAACATTCTATTTTTCAAGAGTGGATCAATTTAAAAATTATGCAGATTTTATAATGGATAATCTAGCACCAATAGGACCAGAAAATAAAGAAGAATATTACATGAGTATGTTACCTAAACATCATGCAAAAATAGGTCAGCCTGTGCATGTTCATATGGTTAATTCTGTAGTTCCTCTTGGAACCCCCGAAGATGTTAATATTTTTATGATGAAAGGGAAAGAATGATTTTTGCCTTTGATCTTGATAATACAGTATGTGAAAGAAAATTAGGAAACATGACATATTTCGATGTCAATCCTTTTCCAGAAGCAGTAGAAACTATTCGTTGGTTAAAATCTGAAGGACACACAATCATTCTTCATACAGGAAGACACATGAGAACTTGTGGGGGAAATCAAGGAAAAGTTCTTGCTAAACAAGGAAAAATACTTTTTGATTGGTTAGAAAAACATCAAATTCCATATGATGAAATTTGGTGGAGTAAACCACACGCAGATCTTTTTATCGATGATGCAGTTCATCGTCATACCGATTGGAAAACATCAATACAAGCAATTAAAGACCGTCTCATAAAAGGAGACAGAACGGCGGAGAATCCTTAAACATGAATACAACAGAAACTACACTTCCAGCCTTTTTCTTTGACACAGCAGATACCGAAGCAATCAGACGCATATGGGACAAGTTAGGCAAGAAAATATCGTCTAAATCTTGTTTGGGCATAACAACAAATCCAAACGCCCTAGCCAAAGTTAACTGTCATACAGTGGCAGAGCTTGAGAAGTTGGTAAAGACCATGAGCGATACCATGGATGAAATCTGTGGTGGAAATTCGTTAATCTATGTTCAAGTTCCAAATTCTTTTATGAGTCCTTCTGATATAATTAAATGGGCAAATCTTATTTCAAAATTCGATACCGGTAAAAGTAAAATAGCATTGAAAATACCGCATTTCAGTTATATCTTAAGAGAAACAGATAGACCTATTTTTTGGAATAAAGGTCCATTTGGAGAATTTAAGAATTTGTATTTGAATGTTACTGGAATTTCAGACAGCGGAACAATTATAAAAGCATTAAATTATGATAATGTATGTTATGCAAGCATCATTCCCGGTAGAATGGAAGAAGCAGGAATTGATGCAAATTCACATCTTAAATACCTTTCTGACCAAAAATTCAAAAAACATCAAGCCATAATTACCGGCAGCATGAGAACTATTAAGGGTCTAAAGGATTCGGTTTATTACAAAACTGTTCCAACGATTGGAACTCGGGTGTGGGATTTGATTGGGCAAGGTGATCTTTGGGAAGAGTTCCCAACATATTGGAATAATTTGTATGTTTCGACAGAAACCCCAAATCAGGACTATTGTCCAGAAACCACAGAAAAAAATATTACACTCAGTAAGCAATTTTTTGCTCAAATGGATTCGTTAGGAAATCAATTGTATGATAATTTTTCTAGTATGTGAAGGAATTTAAAATGATAAGAAGGACAAATTGTGCATTATGCAAAGAAAATTTAGAATTTTTTCATATAATAAAAGATTTTCCTGTCTATATGGGAATCAGAGATAAAGATGAAATTCAATTATATGAAAACATGGAATTTTCCTCATGTTCAAATTGTGGATGTGTTCAATTAAGTAATCTTATTGATCCAAAAGTTCTTTATAAAAAACCACACAACCCAGCAATAGGAAAAACATGGGAATTGCATAATCAAGAGTTGTCAAATTATATCGTTTTTAATAATCCAAAAAATGCTATAGACATTGGCGGAGCAAATATGAAGATAGCAAATGCAGTTTGCGAAAATTCTTCAATTATATCATATACTGTTTGTGATTTGTCTGCTGGGTTGTATGATGGTAAAACAAATTCAAAAATAAAAATAATTAAGGATTATGTTGAAAATGTTAAAACAGACAAAAAATATGATGTAGCAATACTTTCCCATACTTTAGAACATTTTTATAATCCAGTTGATATACTGTTAAAAATAAAAAACATGTTAACAGATGACGGTGCTATAATTATTTCTGTACCCAATATTGAACAGCAATTAAAGGATGGTTTTTTAAATGCATTAAATTTTGAGCACACATATTATATCAGTCACGCTTACATGAACCTTATGTCAAAAATAGCCGGACTGGAAATTGTAGATATCCATGAGTTTTCTCGGCACAATTGTTTTTACAAACTTAAAAAAATAAATGAACCCAAAGAATTAGTTTATGATAAATTAATAGCTAAAAATGTATACGAAACATTCGTAAAAAATTTAGTGGAAGATGTAATTAACATAAATTCTCAGATAAAGGGAAAAAAAGTCTATTGCTTCGGTGGTCATATATTTACTCAAATGCTGATTGCATATGGATTAAATGTAGAAAATTTATTAGGAGTATTAGATAACGATAAAAATAAAATAGGAAAATTTCTTTATGGGAGTAATTTGATGATATATAATCCATCTTGTATAAAACAAGAAAAAGCTCCTATTGTTATAGTAAGAACTGCCCAATATAAAGATGAAATTATAGAATCAATAAAAATTCATAATGAAAATGTGAGTATAATTTGAGTAAAAAAAGAATTGCATTATGTTTACATGGCCAAGCTAGAGGTCTTTGTCTTTTTTCAGAATACTCTCCTTTATCAATAGAATATCAAAATAAAAATCTTATTCATAGAAATGACATCGATGTTGATGTGTTTTTTCATACATGGGATTATTCTTCCTCTCTGAGTGACTTCAAACAAAAAATTATTGATTTATATCACCCAAAAGCATTTAGTTTTGAAGAAACTTTAAATAAAAATTTAGTGGAAAAGTTCAAAGATGGATCAACTCCAGATCAATATGTTTATTCAAATTATTCTCATTATCATAGTTTATATTTTTCGGATTTAAAAAGAAAAGAATATGAATTCGAAAATAAAATAGAATATGATTGGGTTATATCTACACGATTTGATGTGGCACTTAATGTCAAAATAGATTTTTCTGTATTGGATAATACAAAAATATATCAATCAGATTTTAATAAAAGCACATACATGTCAAATGGATTCAGAGTTCAAAATCCTGTTTTTACTATAGGCTCAGGGTCTAATATCGAAAAACATTCTTCTATTATTTTGAACATAAGTAAACTAATCAATATTTGTGGTAATATAGATGGACATTCTGTTTTTGGAGCAAATATAAAAAATTTAGACTTAATTGATCATATGATGTATTTTGACATGAATCATCCGTTTGCTCCAGATAAATATGGAGCATCGCACCATTCATTTGTAAGAAATGATATAGAAATTTTTAGGAATTTATAATGGGAAAAATAGCACTTTTATTTTCTGGACATCTGCGTTCTTTGGATATGGCAATAAAAGACTGGAAACGAAAACATCCAGAATTTTACGATTCAAATATTACTGATGTGTTTTGTCATACATGGAATGGAGAAAATAAAACAGCGTGGGAAAATATAAATAAAGTTAAAATACTCACATCTGATGTTTATAAAATAGAAAAATTAATTGAAAACATGAATGTGGTTTCTTATGATGTTCAGGATTATGATTCTAGTCCAGTTGGAGAAATAACAAAGCAAAATAATTATATCGGAGCAAATTTTTCCATAGCTCATGGAACAAAAAGAGTGTATGAACTTTTTAGAGAATACGCAGACAAAACCGAAATAAATTATGATATAGTGATTAAAACTAGAGTAGATACTTTTTTGGGAAAATTTCCAGAAAATCCTTACGGGAATTGGTATCAAGACCACGAAACTCCAGATCCTCTTCCCATAGAATATCTCAAATCCAAGGTAAAAGAATCTGATGAGAAAGTGATGATTCCTTGGTTTGAAAATTGTGACCATGGGGGTCTCACAGATCAAATTTTAATCGGTAACAAGAATTCTATTAAAGATATATGCTGCCAATATTATGAATGGTTAAAAGAAAACTACATGAGAATAGGACATTGGCACATAGAAACAAATCACAAAAAATTTGCAGATGATTATAAACTTAACATAGAAAGATTTAATTATCATTTTGGAATTATAAGAACTGGTCTTGGTTTTACAAAAAACAACACAAACTGGCTTGGATTTGCCATATAATAGGGAGAAAAATGAAAAATACAATAAAACTATATCAACAAATAGCAAAACACAATGTAAAAACAGTCTTAGATATTGGTGCAAATATTGGACAATTTTCAACAGAAATAAAGTCTATTTTTCCTGAAATGTTTGTCCTTTGCATTGAACCAAACACCGATTGTGAACCATATTTAAGACAGCTCGGATTAAATTATATTATTTCTTGTCCATCAGATTCCAAAAGTATTAAAAAATTTTATAGAATGAAGAATGACTCTACGGGCACAGGACATTCTTTATATAAAGAAAATACACACTGCTATGAGGGAGATAATTTGCTTGTTCAAGAAATACAAACCGATACACTAGATTCTATTTTAGAAAAATCTTCTTTTGCAAATTTTTTGTTTGATTTTATAAAATTAGACACACAAGGAAGTGAATTGGACATTTTAAAAAGTTGTCCAAAAACCTTATCTAATGCAAAACTAGTGTTGGCAGAAACAGATATTTCAAATTACAATGAAGGATGTCCTTCACAAAGAGATGTAGTCGAATTTATGGACAAAAATGGATTTGTTGTAGATTGCGTAATAGAAAATCAAATCACTCCCAATAATACACTAATTCAGCAAGATTTATTGTTCATAAAATTGGAAAAATATAATGAAAATTGCATTTCATGATAATGCTTTGTCTTTATTCGGTACTACAGTAGCCATTTATAATTGGGCATATTGGGCAAGAGAATTATTGCAAATTGAGCCAATAATATTATACAATTCCAGACATAGTGCAAACAATGAAACAGTGATCGAAAAGTTTAAAAACACTTTCAATGGAAATGTGTTTCATTATGATCATGTCTCTCAAATAGACAATATCCTTCTAGACAATGCTTGTGATTATTTTTTCATGGAAAAGGGTGGAAGACCGGATGGTGTAATATCAACGGTTTGCAAAAATCTTGTAAACGCTATTGCGATCTGTTCCATGAATGATGTCCATGGAGATGTATTTGCTACAGGTTCTCGTTGGCTCTCTTCTTTGGTTGATCACAAAATACCTTATGTTCCTTACATAGTTCACCTTCCAGCAGGGGAAGAAAATCTAAGAAAAGAATTGAATATACCTGTTGATGCTTTTGTGTTCGGTAGGAATGGGGGTTTTGAGACATTCGATATTCCTTTCGTAAAAGAAGCGATCAAGGAAATCATAGACAAAAGATCGGACATTTGGTTTGTGTTTCAATACACAGAAAGATTCATAGATCATGATAGAGTGATATTCCTTCCCGGCTCCACAGATGCCAATTACAAGGTAAAGTTCATAAACACATGCGATGCAATGCTGCACGCAAGGACTGTAGGAGAATCTTTTGGGATGGCTTGTGGTGAGTTTTCAATAAGAAATAAACCAGTTATAACTTGGTTCGGTTCCAGAGAAAGAAGCCATATCGACATACTCCAAGAAAAAGGCATTTATTACAATACCAAAGAAGATATTTCAAATATACTTTCCAATATATCTCACGCCGACATAAATGGAAAAGATTGGAATGCATACAGAGACTACGAGCCAAGTAAAGTGATGGAAAAATTCAAAGAAGTGTACCTAAAAAACTAAAAACGATTGTGTTGACTTTTTGATGCTTCTTGGTACAATGAAAGAATGATTGAACATACAATCCTACAACAGCTCTCTCACAATGAGAAGTATGTGCGAAAAGTCCTCCCCTTCCTAAAGGAGGACTATTTCACAGACAAGGAGAACAAGATTCTGTTCTCTATCTTTTCAGATTACACCAACAAGTATAATTCTCTTCCCACCAAGGCAGCAGTCCAAATCATTCTTGGTGACAAGACTGATCTTGATGATGGGGTCTTGGAGAATTGCCTGAGTTTGACTGAAACAGTCTTTGGTACGCATGAAAGCTTGGATGACAAATGGCTTGTAGACGAGACAGAGAAGTTCTGCAAGGATCGTGCATTGTACAATGCCGTACTGGAATCTATTCACATCATCGATGGTAAGTCAAAGACACAGACCAAGGGGGCTATCCCTACGATTCTGTCTAACGCCCTTGCTGTCTCCTTTGATACCCACATCGGTCACGATTATATCGATGATGCAGAGACTCGATTTGAATTCTACCATACCAAGGAAAAGCGTATTCCTTTTGATCTCGAAATGATGAATACGATCACCGCAGGTGGGACACCAACCAAGACTCTGAATGTCGTGATTGCCCCTACCGGCGTGGGCAAGTCGATGTTCCTGTGCCACCATGCAGCAAACTGCTTGACCCAGAATCTGAATGTCCTTTATATCACCTGCGAGATGGCAGAGGAGCGTATTGCAGAACGCATTGACGCTAACTTGATGAACATCTCTCTTGATAATCTCAAGCAGATTCCCAAGCAACTTTACGACAAGAAGATGGAATCCATCCGAGAGAATGTCAAGGGTAAACTCATCATCAAGGAATATCCGACAGCCACGGCAACGGTGAATCATTTCCGTGCCCTGCTTGAGGAGTTGCGTCTGAAGAAGAAGTTTGTTCCAGATGTGCTTTTCGTGGACTACCTGAATATCTGCGCCAGTTCTCGTTTCAAGATGGGTGGTGGGGTCAACACATACATGTATGTCAAGTCGATCGCGGAAGAACTCCGTGGTTTGGCTGTGGAATACGGTCTCCCCCTGTGGACTGCCACACAGACCAACCGAGAAGGCTTCGGGAATCAGGACATCGACATGTCAGAGACTTCAGACAGTTTTGGTCTGCCTATGACTGCGGATTTCATGTTCGCCCTCATCAGCACCGAAGAATTGGAAGAAGTAAAGCAGATCCTTGTGAAGCAACTTAAGAACCGCTACAATGACGGTATGTCGAACCGCAAGTTCATCCTATCGTTGGATCGGTCTATGATGAAGTTCAAGGATGCCCCAAAATCAGCCCATTCTGGGATATTAAATGCAAATATTAGCGAAAAAACAATCCCAGGTAAAGGATTTGATGTTCAAATTGAAACAAAATATCAAAAAAATAATGTAAATGATTGGAAAATTTAGTATTATGAAATTTCTAGTAACAGGTGGATGCGGATTTATTGGATCTAATTTAGTTGACAAATTAATATCACACAATCATGAAGTGATTGTTATAGACAATTTAAGTTCAGATGCTCATGAAAATTTTTACTTTAACATCAAAGCAAAATATTATCATTGTGATATAAATGATATTATTTGTTCAACTATATTTGAAACCGATTATTTAGATGGTGTTTTTCATTTAGCGGCAGAAGCTCGTATTCAAAATTGTATCGAAGATCCTTCATTGTGCATAAAAACAAATGTCATGGGAACTCAAAATATTTTGGAACTATCGAGTAAAAATAAAATTAACAGAATGGTTTTTATGAGCACTTCCGCAATTTATGGATTGCAATCCAAAGAAATCCAAACAGAAACAGATGTTCCAGATTGTTTAAATGCTTATTCATATTCTAAATTATTCGGGGAACAACTGTGTAAATTATATTCTTCATTGTATGGATTAGATACCGTTTGTTTTAGAGGTTTTAATATTTATGGTCCTCGACAGCCAACAAAAGGACAGTATGCTCCAATCATGGGAATATTCCTTAGACAGAAAAAAAATAAACAAGATTTAACTATAGTTGGAGATGGAACACAAAAAAGAGATTTTATTCATGTAGATGATATATGTTCTGCTCTAATTCGCGGAATGATGATACATGAAAGACAAAATGGGGAAGTTTATAATTTAGGCACTGGAAATTCATATTCAATAAATGAAATAGCAGATATGATCGGGGGGAATAAAATTTATATTCCACCAAGAAAAGGCGAAGCAACCT